ATGTTCTGGATTGACACCTACACCGACCCAGGTGGCGGCAGTCTGGATTTCCTGTACCAGTTCCAGCACAGCCGTGTTGAGCTGCTGCGCATGCTGCTGGTGTGATCCGCCGTGCTGCTGACACTTCGGTCTCTGTTCATCCCCGCGCTGACGGCGCCAATCGGCCACGGGCAATCGGTACGTGCCGCGCCGCGTGATCTGGTGTGCGTGGCCGAGCAGCGCCTACTGACTGCGGCAGTCGCCGCTCGTGATCAAGGTGCATCGGCAGCACCACGTCACACTGGCTTCACAAGCCCCCCGAGACGGTACCGAGCCACGACATGACCCAGACCTTCAGTCCCAAGGATCCCTCCGAGATCATCGTCGTCAGCTGCGACTTCGCGGCCGTCTGCGCCGCGCCAAGCAACGCGGTCGTCACCGCCCAGCACGACGATGGTCCGGCTGATGCATCACCGCAGGCGCTGATCTCGGGCGCAGCGCAGATCAACGGCACTGTGGTGCTGCAGCGCCTGCAGGGCGGTGTGGAAGGCACCGCCTACAAGCTGCGCTTCCAGGTCGATGGGGCCGACGGCTCACGCTTCGTCGAGGCCTGCCTGATCCGCGTGATGTCGGCTTGACGATCGCCTGAACCGGTTCCTCTACGGCTTTTGCAGCCCGGGCAGCACCATGCCCACATGCCTGCCATCCCACCCGAACTCAAAGACTGGTTCAACCTGATCCAGTGGCTCATCACCGGCCTGCTGGCCGTCGCCGTCTGGCTGCGCAAGCCGGGCGAAGACGCCGGCCAGGCCGTATCGGCGCTGCGGCGCGAGCTCGTCGATGAGCTGGCGGGTATGAGCCACCGCCTCACGGTCGTCGAGGAGCAGGCCAAGCACGTGCCGACGCGGGCTGACGTGGCCGAGCTGGAGGGGTCGATCAAGGCCATCTCCATGCAGGCTTCCGGGCTGGCCGAGGCGATCTCCACGATGCGGGTGCAGCTCAACCGCATCGAGGCTTACTTGCTGCGCGCACAGGATTCACGTCTATGAAGTTCGCCACCTTTCAGGAGGCGGACCGCCGCCTCGTCATCCTCAAGGGCCTGGAGGCTGCCGCGCAGTACCGCGCCAACCTGCTGCTGCTGCGCCGCTACTGCGACGCCGTCGGCCACGTGGTCAGCAGCGACCGCATCGCCGCCGACATGGCCTGGCTCGCCGAGCAGGGCCTGGTCGAGTGCGACCACAGCGGCCCGATCGGCGTGGCCACGCTCACCGCGCGCGGCATGGACGTGGCCACCGGCCGCACCGAGGTGCCGGGCGTGCAGCGTCCGCAACCGATCTGAGGGCACGCCATGCCACCCGTCAGCAAGATCGCCCAGTTGCCGGAGGAGATCCGCGCCTGGTTGCATGCCACCCTCGTGAAGCGCTCGTTCGGCAACATCGAAGCCGTGACAGCCGATCTGCAGGCGATGCTGCAGGAGGCCGGCGTGGCGATGTACATCGGCAAGAGCGCGGTCGGCGCGGAGTCGCTGAAGATCAAGCGGGCGCAGGAGAGCATCCGCGCCACCACCGAAGCGGCGAAGCTGATCGCCGAGACCAGCCGCGACGATGGTGACACCCGCAGCGAGGCCGCCATGGCCATCGTGCAGAGCGAGGTGTTCGAGCTGCTGTTGCAAGTGCGCGAGGCTGACGATGAGGAAGACCCGGCCGCGCGCCTGGGCCTGATGAACGAGGCCGCCCTGGGCCTGAGCCGGCTCAGCCGCGCCCGCGTCAACCAGAGCCGCTGGCGCACCGAGGTCGAGACCAAGGCCCGCGAAGCCGCCGACGCCGTCGCCAAGATCGCCAAGACCGGCGGCCTGCAGGCCAGCCAGGTCGCCGAGATCCGCGCGCAGATCCTGGGCATCACGAAGCGGGGTGCCGCCTGATGTGCGACTCGATCCTGGAGCTGCAGCTGTTCGGCATCATGGTGGTGTTCGGCAGCCTGGGCGTGTTCATGGGCTGGATCGCATGCCGCGTGTTCGGCACCGGCATGGCTGAATACGACCGTGGCTATGAAGCCTGTCTGCGAAATCGTGCGCGGGCAGCCCGAGACGTGAAACGCCGGACTGGTCGGTCTGATGGCGAGGAAGCATCGTGAGCGCCATCCCACTGCTCACACCGGATGCCCCAGCCGATGCGCCGCCGCCGGTGCTGCTGGGCTACCAGCAGGCCTGGATCGCCGACACCGCTCAGCTCAAGGTCTGGGAGAAGAGCCGGCGCGTGGGCGCCACCTGGGCCGAGGCGGCCGACGCCGTGCTCGATGCGGCGGCCGAAGGCGGCTCGAACTACTTCTATATCAGTGCCGCCCAGGACATGGCGCGCGAGTTCATTGAAGCGGTGGCGATGTGGGCCAAGGCCTTCAGCTTCGCCGCCTCGACGATCGGCGAGGGCATCTGGGACGACGGCGTCGATCCGGAAGCCGGGCGGCGCTACATCAAGACCTTCGAGGTCAGCTTCCCGAACGGCAAGCGCGTCCTGGCGCTCAGCTCGCGGCCGACCAACCTGCGCGGCAAGCAGGGAAACATCGGCATCGACGAAGCGGCCTTCGCGCCGGAGCTGCCGGGGCTGCTGAAAGCCGCCATGGCGATGCTGCTGTGGGGCAACAAGGTGCGCATCTGGTCCACGCACGACGGCGTCGAGAACCCATTCAACGCGCTGATCGAGGAGATCCGCGCCGGCAAGCGCGGCAGCGCCACCGTGCATCGCATCACCTTCGACGAGGCGGTCGATGCCGGCCTGTACCGCCGCGTGTGCCTGCGCAAAGGCATCACCTGGACGCAGGCCGCTCAAGACAAGTGGGTGGCCGAGGCGCGCGCCATGTACGGCGACGATGCGGCCGAAGAGCTCGACGTCATCCCGAGCCAGAGCGGCGGCGCCTACCTGAGCCTGGCGCTCATCAGCCAGCGCATGGTGCCGGCCTGGTCACCTGCCGCGCCGGCCGGCCCGGTGCTGGTGCGCGGCAAGTGGGACGACGGCTTTGCCTATCTGCCTGAGGACGTGCGGCGGTTCGCGATCGAGGGCTGGCTGGCCGAGAACGTCCGGCCGCACTTGGCACGCCTGAGCAAGGAGCGGCGCCACGTGTTCGGCAACGACTTCGCCCGCAACCGCGACCAGTCGGTCATCACGGTGCTGCAGCAGGACATCGACCTGGTCGAGCGCGTGGTGCTGGTGATCGAGCTGGCCAACTGCCCCTTCAGCAGCCAGCAGCAGATCCTGTTCTGCCTGGTCGATGGGCTGCCGCGCTTCCGTGGTGGCGCGATGGATGCCACCGGCAACGGCGCGGCGTTGGCCGAAGCGGCGGCGCAGCGCTACGGCACGCAGATGGTCGAGCAGGTCAAGCTGAGCGACGGCTTCTACCTGGCGCACATGCCGAAGATGAAGGCCGGCCTGCAGGACGGCACCTTGACCGACATCCCGCGCGACGATGCGCTGCGCGATGACCTGCGCGCCATCAAGCTGATTCAGGGTGTGCCCAAGCTGCCGAAGGCCGACACGCAGAGCGCAGGCGCCAAGGCTGCTGCGGCTGACGGCGGCGGCAAGCTGCGCAGGCATGGTGACTTCGCGGTCGCGCTGTTCCTGGCGCACTACGCCTTCACCCGTGAGGCGGGCGAGATCGACTTCCTACCGCTGCCTGGCAAGACAGACACCTGGGACGGCGATGACGATCTATGGGGCTGACCTGATGCATGCCAGCACCTGCCCAAAACCGCCCAAAGGCCGCCCAAATCGCCGACCGGGGCTGCTGGGCTACATCCGGACGTTTGCACACGTCGCGGGGCTCCCTGGCCTGACTCACTGAACACCACATTGGCAGCCCATCATGGCAAACAAGATCCTGGACCAACACGGCAACCCGATCGACATGGCGGCCATCCGCGAGCCGCAGACCGAGCAGGCCGCCACCGGCTCGACCATCGGCGCCGCGCGGGTCGGCTGGCTCAAGCGAGAGTTCGATGCGCACCCGGGCCGTGCACTCACGCCGCAGCGGCTCAACCACATCCTGCAGCAGGCCGAGGCCGGCGACCTGATCGCTCAGCTTGAGCTGGCCGACGACATGGAAGAGCGCGACGGCCAGATCTACAGCGAGCTGGCCAAACGCAAGACCGCCGTCACCACGCTGCAGTGGGACGTGGAGCCGCCCGACAACGCCACGCCGGCCGAGCAGGCCCAGGCTGACCAGGTGCGCGACTGGCTCAAGCAGATCTCGAACTTCGAGGAAGACATCCTGTTGGAGATGATGGATGCCGTCCTGAAGGGCTACAAGCCGATCGAGATGTGGTGGCAGCTCGACCAGGGCACCCTGCAGCCGCGCTTCGAGCCCCGGCCGCAGCGCTGGCTGTGCCTGGACGAGGACCGCGACTGCCTGCACCTGCGTGATGGCGCCAGCCCCTACGGCGTGCCGCTGCAGCCCTACGGCTGGCTGCTGCACATGCACCGCAGCCGCAACGGCTACCTGGCACGCGCGCCGCTGTGCCGCGTGCTGGCCTGGCCGTACCTGTTCAAGCACTACGCGGTGCGCGACCTGGCCGAGTTCCTGGAGATCTACGGCCTGCCGATGCGCCTGGGCAAGTACCCGGCCGGCGCCACCGACGACGAGAAGCGCAAGCTGCTGGCCGCCGTGGTGAGCATCGGCCACAACGCGGGCGGCGTGATCCCGCAGAGCATGGCGATCGACTTCCAGAACGCCGCCCAGGGCAACGAGGCGCCGTTCAAGACCATGTGGGACGGCATGGACGCCGTCGAGTCCAAGATCATCCTGGGCCAGACACTCACCAGCAGCGAAGGTAAGAGTGGCAGCCAGGCGCTGGGCAACGTGCACAACGAGGTGCGGCTCGACATCCTCAAGAGCGACGCCAAGCGCGTGGCCGCCACGCTCACCGACCAGCTCATCAAGCCGCTGGTGATGTTCAACATCGCCGCCGCCGACCCGCGCCGCCTGCCACGCTTCTGCCTGGACGTGCCCGAGCCCGAAGACCTGGCGCTCTACGCCGACGCGCTGCCCAAGCTGGCCGGCGCCGGCATGCGCATCGGCGTGAGCGATCTGCACCGGCGCCTGCGCATCGAGGAGGCTGACGACGGCGAGGATGTGTTGCATGGCCCGGCGGCAGCGCCTGCGCCTGGCGTGCCTGGTGCGGCGCCCGTCACGCCACCAGGTGGAAAGACGCCGGCCGCCCTGGCAGGCACCATGCCGGCCGCGCCCGCACAGCGCGACGCGCTCGACGACCTGGTCGATTCGGCGCTGAGCGACTGGCAGCCGGTGATGAGCGCGCTGGTCGAGCCGCTGATGATGGAAATCGACAAGGCCCTTGCATCCGGTGAAAGCCTGCAGGCCTTCCGCGACCGCCTGCCCAAGATCGCCAAGCAGATGGACGACGCCCCGCTCGCCGAGCGCGTGGCGCGCGCCACGTTCGCGGCCAGGCTGGCTGGCGAGGCGGATCTGGATCTGTCCGGCGACGAGGTGGCCTGACATGCCGACCGCCATCCCTACCGGCTTCACCCTCGGCGCCGTGGCGCCCGAGGAGGCGATCGCCGCATTCCAGGCGCGCAAGCTGCTGGAGACCACCTTCAGCTGGCAGGACATGTGGCACGAGGAGCACACCCGCGCCTTCACCGTCAGCCGGCTGGCCGAGACCGATCTGCTCGACTTCGTGCGGGCCGAGCTGGACAAGGCGATCGCGGCCGGCACTGACATCCAGGACTGGGCCGACACCATCCAGCAGCGGCTGGAGAGCGCCGGCTGGTGGGGCAAGCGCGAGGTGATCGACACGACCACCGGCGAGCAGGTCAGCACGACCTTCGATCCGCGCCGGCTGCAGCTGATCTTCGAGGTCAACACCCGGCAGAGCTACGCCGCCGGGCGCTGGGCGCGCATCGAGCGCAGCAAGGACACGTTGCCCTTCGTGGTCTACCGCACCCGGCGCGACGAGAAGGTCCGCGCCTCGCACCGGCCGTGGGATGGCCTGGTGCTGCCGGTCGATGACCCGTGGTGGGACACGCACTACCCGCCCTGCGGCTGGCGATGCCGCTGCACCGCCTACGCCATCAACCAGCGCGGCATCGACAAGCTGCGTGCCGCCGGCCTGCCGGTCAAGACCGAAGCGCCGCCTACTCAGTGGGTCGAGTTCATGAACAAGCGCACCGGCGAAGTGAGCAAGGTGCCGCGCGGCGTGGACCCGGGCTTCGGCTTCAACCCCGGCAAGGTGCGGCCGGTGCCCAGGTCATGAGCGATCTGCTCGACATCAAGGTCAGTGATGCCGAGCTGCAGGCCACGCTCGATGCCGCAGTGCAGGCGATGGCGCACCCGCGCGAGCTGCTCGATGACGTCGGTGCCGTGCTGGAGCAGGACATCAACATCCGCTTCGACACGCACACCGACCCGAGCGGGAAGCATTGGCAGGAACTCAGCGCGCTGACGCCAGCCTTCTACGCAGCGACCACCGGAGCCAAGGGGCAGCGCCAGAACCCGAGCAAGGCTGGCTGGCAGAAGATCCGGGAGACGCCTCGCAGCGGCAGCGGCGGTGATGCCACCCTGCAGCAGACCGGCCACATGCGCGCCAGCCTGACCCACACCGCAGGTGACGACTTCGTCGCGATCGGCTTCAGCCGCGCAACCCCGGGCGGCAAGTGGCAGGTGGCGCTGTTGCACGAGTGGGGCACCAAGTCGATGCCGCGCCGTGGCCTGCTCACTGCCAGCCCTGCCACCGGCGAGCTGGGCGAGGCAGACAAGGCCGACGTGCTCGCCGAAATCGAGCGCTTCCTCACTGGCCTGTTCTGACGGCCCTGCCACCGCGCAACCCCCTTGCAGCCCCTGAAAGGGCTCTGAACCGTTTCCTCTGCACCGCTGAGGGCTGCGCCGCGACCATGGCGGCATGCCTTCCCGATCGCCCCGCCGCACCTACCTGGCCCTGCTGGCCGCCGCGCTGACACTGTCCGCACGGGCGGATGTGCAGCTGCTGCCGGCGGGCGAGTTCAAGGCCCGCGACGGCCGGCCCGGACCAGGCAAGACCTGGAAGATCGACGACCCGACCGGCCGCCGCATGGCAGCCGAGCTGACGGCGCAGTCGGCGCGCACCGAGTTCCTGTTCGACTACGACCACCAGACCATCCGCTCTGAAGCCAACGGAGTCATCGCGCCGGCTGCGGGCTGGGCTAGGACATTCGCGTGGCGCCCGGGCCAGGGCCTCTATGCCACCGGCGTGAGCTGGACCGAAGCGGCGCTGGCCAGCATCGAGCTGGGCGAGTACCGCTACGTCAGCCCGGTCATCACCTTCGATGACCAGGGGTGCGTCACCGGCGTGCTGATGGCCGCCATCACCAACTACCCCGCGCTGCTCGGCATGGAGCAGCTCGGCCAGTCGCTGGCGGCCCAGCTCAGCGCGCAGTTCACCACCCCCACCACCCCCAACACACCGGAGCACGATGTGACCCTGCTCGAACAACTCATTGCCGCGCTCGGCCTCAAGGCGGGCACCACCGATGCCGAGGCGCTCTCGGCCGTCATCGCGCTGCGCACCGCAGCGGGCAAGCCGGCTGCGCTGAGCGGAGCCATCACCGGCGCGCTGAGCCTGGCGGCCACCGCCGACGAGGCCACCGCGCTGGCCGCGATCCAGACCCTGAAGACCCAGGCCACGGGCGCCGACGCCACGACCGCCACCACCATCGCCGCCCTGCAGGGTCAGCTCGCCACACTGATGGCGCAGACGGCCGAGCGCGAGGTGAACGAGGTGGTGCAGGCTGCGCTGAGCGCCGGCAAGCTGCTGCCGGCACAGAAGGAATGGGCCACCAGTGTGGGCAAGAAAGATCTGGGACTGCTCAAGCTCTATGTCGCCGGCGCGCCGACCATGGCCAGCCTGCAAAGCCAAACCGGTGGCAAGGCGCCCGAAGGTGCTGGCGGCGCGGCCGCCCTGACGACCGAGGCCCGCGAGGCGCTCGCGCTCATGGGCGTGACCGAGGACGCCTGGACCAAGCAGTTCGGCACCAAGGCGTGACGGCCACCGGCTGACCGCTACCACCGTACCAATCACCCACGGAGACGCACATGGCTGCGACCACCACTGACCGCAACACCCGCACCCGGCAGGGCGCCCGGCGCAACTTCGGCCTGGCCGCCGCGACCCTCATCCCGGCCGGCGTCATGGCGGCGTTGAACGCCACGAACGAGCTGGTGAACGGCGCTACCTCGACGACGCTGAAGTGCGTCGGCGTGACGAACGCATCCCTCAACAACAGCTCGGGCGTGTCCGGCGCGCTGCGCGGCGACGTCGAGCTGGGTGTGTTCGGTCCCTTCGGCAACAGCGCGGCCGGCGACCTGATCACCCTGGCCGACATCGGCAACGACTGCTACATGGTGGACAACCAGACCGTGGCCAAGACCAACGGCACGAGCACCCGCTCGGTGGCGGGCAAGGTGTTCGACGTGGACACCGACGGTGTCTGGGTGCGGTTCGCCTGATCAGCCAGATCGACAACCTGACGCGCCCCCCCCATCCCTATCCAGCCGTCCTGGCGGAGTGAATCATGATCGTCAATGCATCCAGTCTCTCGATCCTCGCGCAGGCGGTGGATATTCGTTTCAACGCCGGCTTGGCACGCGCCTCCACGCCGTGGCAGTCGGTGGCCATGACCGTGCCATCGACCACGGCTGAGAACATCTACCCATACCTGAAGGACGTCGGCTCGATCCGCGAATGGGTGGGTGACCGGGTGATCCAGAACCTGGCCAAGGGCGATTTCTCGATCAAGAACAAGAAATACGAACAGACCCAAGGCGTGCCGCGTGATTCGATCGACGACGACACCTATGGCGTTTACGGGCCGATGTTCGAGAACATGGGCATGAACGTCGGCAGTTTCCCGGCCGACATGATCTTCCCGTACCTGAAAGCCGGTTTCACGACGCTGGGGCCGGACGGACAGTATTTCTTCGACGTGGACCACCCGGTCGGCAGCGGTGTGGTGAGCAACCACATGGGCGGCGCCAGCGAAGCCTGGTATGTGATCGACGCCTCCAAGGTCTACAAGCCCCTCATCTGGCAGCCGCGCAAGGCATTCAACCTGGTCAAGCTGTTCAACGAGAACGACCAGAACGTCTTCATGCAAGGCCAGTTCCTCTGGGGCGTGGACGGCCGCGCCGGCGTGGGTTACTCGCCGTTCTGGCAGCTGGCGTTCGCGAGCAAGCAGACCCTCGACGCCACAAACATCACCGCCCTGCTGACCGCCATGGCCAGCCAGAAGGGCGAGAGCGGCAAGCCGCTGAAGATCACCCCGACCCACCTGGTCTGCAGCCCGACGCTGGGCGAAACGGCCCGGGCGATCTTTGGCAAGGAGCTGATCAACGGCGGAGAAAGCAACGTGCTCAAGGGCCGTCTGCAGGTCATCGAGGCGCCCGAGCTGCTCTGACCGCTGACCCACTGACCAGAACCAGGAGCAAGACATGGCAACCGCCCAGAAAACCACATCCGAGAAGACCGCTGCCGGTGTGCCGGCCATCACTGTCACCAGCCGCAGTCCGATGGGCTCGATCTACCGCGCCGGCCGCCAGTGGGGCCCGACCGATGTCACCGTGCCGGTGAGCGAGTTCAAGAAGGAGCAGCTCGACGCCCTGCGCGCCGAGCCGCTGCTGGTGGTGTCCGACACCACCATCGACACCCCTGCCCCGTCTGACACGGCCCAAGGCTGAACGCCATGCCCTACGCCACCCAGCAGGACATGATCGATCGCTTCGGCTCGTCACGTCTGCAGCAGCTCACCGACATCGAGGAGCCGCTGGTGGGCAGCATCCGCACCAGCGTGCTGGCCGCCAAGCTGGCCGACGCGGACGCCGAGATCGACGGCTACCTGGTCGGCCGCTACGAGCTGCCGATGGCGGCATGGCCGGCGATCCTGAAGGTGCATGCCTGCTCGATCTGCTGGTACCGACTGCTCGGCAGCGCAGCCGACGAGCCGGCCCGGCGCGACTACGAAGACGCGCTGGCCTACCTGGGCAAAGTGGCGCGCGGTGACGTCGTGGTGGTGGCAGCCTCGGCAGCGGTGCCGGTGAGCGGCATCGGCACGGTGCTGTTCGACACCGGCGCCAAGGTCTTCGGCCGCGAGCGCTGCTGAGCGGGGAGACAGGCACATGGCCACGGCTCACACCCAGGTGCGCAATGCGCTGGTCGCGGCGCTGCAGCAGGCGCCAGCGCTGGCGGGCGGGCGCATCACCAGCGGACTCAAGCGGCCGGTGGTCAGCGAGTACCCGAGCCGCGTTGACGTGCAGCTGGTGCGCAGCAAGGGCGCCAGCCTGCTGGCCGGAGACGGCGCGCCGCGCACCTGGCAGACGCTGCTGGCCGTGACCGCGCTGGTGCGCGCTGCAGCGGGCGACACGCCGGATGACGATCTGGACGACCTGGTGCAGGCCGTCTCGGAGCGCATTGCGCTGCTGAGCGCACCGGCGCTGGGCGCGAGTTCGATCGCGCTCGATCCCGAGATCACCTGGGGTGTGGTCGAGGGCACACCGAATTTCGCGATGGCGCAGTGGAAGCTGACCATCACCCACGACACGGTGGGCGCCAGCCTGGCGCCGCGCCAGTGAACCGTTGCACACACTGAACAGGACCGGCCATGGCCAAGCGCATTGAACCCGTCATCGATCCGGAGACCGGCAAGCCGGTCGAAATGAACCCGCCTTGCGGCGGCACCTGGCTGCGTGATGCCGAGGGAGGCTTGACCCCGGCCGATGAGGCCACTGCGCGCGCCGCCGGCCTGCAGTGGGGCGATGCCACGGAGCCAGCCAGCGACACCAGCGCCGACACGGCTTCGCCGACCACGCGCAAGTCCAGCAAGTAACTCACCCAGCGCCTTCAGACACTACGGAGCCCAACATGCCCGGAAGCATTCAGTCCACCGTCATTCTCTTCAAACCGGAGACCACGTCCGGCACCGACGCTGCACCAGTTGAGGCATCCGATGCCGTGCTGGTGCGGGTGACAAACCTGAGCGTGCAGATCGACGAAAAATTTGCCGATCGCGACGTGCTTGTCGGCGCGTTCGGCGCGTCGGATTCGCTGCCCTACGCTCGGCGCGGCACGATCAGCTTCAGCGTTGAGATTCAGGCGTCCGGCGTGCTCGGTACGGCACCCATGTGGGGCGACTTGCTGCTGTGCTCCGCATTCAGCGAGACCGTGACGGCCACGACCCGGGTGGACTACCTGCCTGCGAGCAGCTCGCTCAAGACCGGCACGATCTGGGCGCTGTGGAATGGGAGGCTGGAAAAGTTCAACTACGCCAGTGGCGACGTGACCGGCATGTCGTGGGAGGTCGGCAAGGTGCCGACGATGGACTACAAGTTCATGGCGCTCGTCAGCAGCTCGGCCGCCGGCTCGCTGAGCGCCCCGACGCTGACCGGCTTCAAGCGGCCGGAGGCGGTCTCGACTGCGGCGACGACCAAGTTGAGCATCGGTCCGGTGACATACACCGCCGGGGCCATCTCGGGCGGCACGCAGTACAACTGGCAGAGCCTCAAGATCTCGATGGGCAACGATGTGCAGGATCTGGCACTGGTCGGCCAGGAGAACATCGCGATCTACGGGCGCAAGCCGACGGTCGAGATCGTCGGCGACTTCGGCGCCACGGCCCATGCCGCCTTCAAGGCCGATATGCATGCCGGTACCACCCGGGCGTTTGGCTTCATCCACGGATCGGCCGCGACGCTGAAGGTCGGCGTGCATGCCCCGGTTGGCGTGATCACCGAGGTCTCCGACCAGGTCAACGGCAACGTGATGCTCGACAAGCTCAAGATGACCTTGCGCCCGAGCACCGCGAACGACGAACTGCGCATCTTCTGCATCTGACGGACTGGCCATGATCAAGCTCACCCCGAATCCGACCTTCCGCGCCACGCTGGCGCTCACCGTGCCAGGCAACGCCGAGGGCGCCAAGGTGGAGTTCGAGTTCTGCCACAAGGGGCTGTCGGCGCTCGACGCCTGGATCAAGAAGCCGGCGTTGATGGCGCGCGAGGGCGTCACGCTCAGCAGCACGCAGTACCTGGATGAGGTGATCGCCTCCTGGTCCGGTCCGGTGGACGAGCACGGTGCCGACGTGCCCTACAGCCCCGAGGCGCTGCAGAAGCTGCTCGATGCCTACTCGCCGGCCGCGCAGGAGATCTACGACGGCTACCGCAAGCAGCTGGAGACCAGCCGGGTAAAAAACTGAGGGCCGCCGCCCGGGCCGTGCTGGAGGGGACGTCGCTGCCGCGTGACGAGACAACCCCCGCACAGCGCGGGAGTACGGCGGCGGCGGATCCGATGGCCGAGTACCAGGCCGCGCTGGACGCGTTCGGCGCGGTCGATCCGCATGCGCACGAGTTCGTGTCACGGCACAAGACCGGCTCGCACGGTGATGTGGATCTGTGGCCGGAGAACCACGATGCCTGGCAGCTCTTCGAGTGCATGCAGACCCAGTGGCGCACCGCCAACGGCGTGGTGATCGGCCTCGACTACGGGCCTCTGTCCTGGGTGTGTCCACGGGTCGGCATCGAGCCACAGAACGAGCGCCGGGTGTTCCAGGATCTGCGCGTGATGGAAGACGAGGCACTCGCCTGGTTTGACGAGCAGACGCGCAAAGACTGACAGGAGCCAGCATGGCAGACATCGGGGCCAAGATCGTCATCACGGCTGACAACAGCAATGCGATGACGGGCCTGCGCCAGGTGCGCGAAGAGGCGGGCAAGCTCGGCCCGGCTGCCGCCACCTCGGCACAGCAGGGCGCCCAGGCGCTGACGCAGCAGGGAGCAGCCGCCACCCGCGCCGCCGCAGAGACGGCCACGGCGGCAGCGGCCACCACCCAGGGGGCTGCTACCACAGCGGCGGCCAGCGAGCATGCAGCCCAGGCCAGCCGGCAGCAGGGCGATGCCGCCACGGGCGCAGCCACCCAGACCACCGAGGCCAGCCGCACCACGGCGGCCGCCACCAGCCAGGGTGCTGCAGCGGCAGCTGCGGCCAGTGACCGCACTGCCCAGGCGAGCCGGCAGCAGGCAGAGGCTGCTACGGGCGCGGCCACCAAGACCTCGGCGGCCAGTGGCACGACATCGAGCGCAGCAAGCCAGAGCGCCGCAGCGACTGCCGCCGCCAGCGACAAGGCGTCGCAGGCCATGCACGGCCAGGCAGAGGCGGCGGGAGTCAGCGCGCGCCAGACGGCTGCGGCCATGCGCACGCTGCCAGCCCAGTTCACCGACATCGCGACCAGCCTGGCCGGCGGCCAGAACCCGCTGCTCGTCTTGATGCAGCAAGGCGGGCAGATCAAGGACTCGTTCGGCGGCATCGGGCCGGCCGCGCGGGCGCTGGGCGGCTACGTGGCTGGCCTGGTCGGGCCGTTCACGTTGGCGGCTGGTGCGGCAGCAGTGCTGGCTGTGGCGTACTCGCAGGGCAGCGACGAAGCGCAGGCGTACTCGCGGGCACTGATATTGAACGGCAACGCCGCCGGGCTGACGGCGGACAAGCTGCAGGCCGCTGCGGCACGCATCGACGGTGTTGTGGGCACACAGGCCGCTGCGGCCGCTGCCCTGGCCCAGTTTGCCGGTGCCACGGCCATCGATCCGAGCGGCATGGAGCAGTTCGCGACCGCTGCGCTGAAGATGGAGCGGGCGGTCGGTACCAGCGTGGCGGACACGGTCAAGCAGTTCTCGGCGCTCGGCCAGGCGCCGCTGCAGGAGTCGATCAAGCTCAATGCCCAGATCAACTACCTGACGGTCTCGACCTACCAGCAGATCCGCGCGCTGACCGAGCAGGGCAAGACCGTCGAGGCCGCCGCAGTGGCGCAGAAGGCGTATGCCGACGCGCTGGAGTCGCGCGCCGGGCAGATCGAGGAGCGCCTCGGCACCTTCGAGCGCATGTGGCGCGGCGTCAAGAGCGCGGCGGCCGAAGCGTGGGATGCGATGCTGGGTGTCGGCAGGCAGGCCACGCTGGGCGACCAGATCGACGCAGCGGCCAAGAAAGTCCAGGATCTGCAGGGCTTCGTGGCCAAGGGCGGCCGCAAGGGGCTGTTCGGCGAACAGATGGACGATGGCAAGGACGAACTGGCCGCCGCCCAGGCCGAGCTGGCCCGGCTGCGCGGCCAGAAATCCGACGCGGACACGAAGGCCCAGCAGGAGGCCGACCAGGCCGAGAACGTCAAGAAGACGATCTCGGCGCAGGACTACATCGACAAGCTGCACCAGCAGACCGATGCCACTGGCGGCCTGACCCGCGCACTGGCCGAGTACCGCCGCAACGCCGAGCAACTGGCCAAGAACGGCAGCCCGATCAATGCCGCGCAGCAGGCCAAGGACATCGAGGCCATCCGGGCCAAGTACACCGACAAGAGCGCCCTGGCCGGTGCCGACGCTGCCCTGGCGCTGCAGCGCGCCCGCGACCAGGCGGCCAGCAACGAGCGCATCCGCGCCGTGGAGGCCGACGAGCAGGCGCTGGCAGTGACCCGTGCCCAGGGGCTCCTCAGCACTGATGACTACGAGCGGCAGCGGGTCGATATCCAGCGCCGCCGCCTGGCCGAGCGTGAAACGCTCTTGCAGCAGGAGATTGCGCTGGAGCAGCGCCGGCGCCCACCGGATGCGGCCGGGCGCACCCAGCAACAGGCGCGCGTGGTCGGCCTGCAAGACCAGCTGGCCGGCGTGCGTCAGGAGCGTACGCAGTTGCCGGTGGTGGCGCAGGCGGGCATCGAGCAGCGGGCGCTGGAAGAGTCGCGCCAGCGCGCTCAGGAGTGGTCGCAGGCATGGACTGAGGCCAACGGCCGCGTGACCCAGCTGGCGGAGCAGAACGCCAAGTCACGCGCCGCGCTCATCAGCGACCCCGTGCAGCGTGCTGCAGCCGAGCTGGACCTGCAGGTCGGCGAGATCCAGCGCCAGGCCAAGGAGCTGACCGACAAGCTCGATCTAAAACTCAGCTTGACCGTGGAGCCGGGGCAGCGCGAGCTGCTCCAGACGCAGATCACCGAGATCGGCGAGCAGTCCGCCACTGCCATCACTCTCGCCAACGCCGGCCTGGCCGAGCGCATGAGGCCGGGCTGGCAGAAGATGGTCGAGGGCTGGACTGACAGTACCCGGCTGATGCGGGAGACGTTCGACACGCTGACGACCGGCATCGTCCAGCAGGGAGAAGAGGCGTTCGTCAAGTTCGGCAAGGAAGGCAAGCTGAGCGTCAAGGAGCTGGCCGACTTCATTCAGACCGAGCTGCTGCGGGCGGCATACCGCAAGACGATCGGTGCTCAGCTGGGCAATGTCACGGATGGGCTGCTGAAAAGCGCCGCCGGGGCGTTCGGGTTCGGTGGCCAGACGGCGGGCGCTGGGTTGAGAGTGCCTGGCGTGGCGCCGGCAGGTGGCGCTGTGGATGCCTCCGGGGCAGTTGGTGCCATCAGCCTGGCCGGCGGACGGCTGGGAGTACCGAGCACCGGCCCACGGCTGGGTGGTGCCCCGGCTGCTGCTGCCAGCGCTGGCGCCACCAGTGCAGCGGATGCTGCCAGTTCGTTGCAGGGCGTCAGCACGGCGGCACAGCAGGTCACTACCAATGCCACCAGCAGTGCCGCAGCGCTGGCCAGCCAGGGCCAGGTGGTGGTCGAGAACGCTGCAGCCACGCAGACCATGACCGCAATCACGAAGGCAACCCAGTCGGCCGAGACGTCGAAGGCGGCTGACAAGCTGGTGGAGGATGCGACCGTGAGCACCGGCATGCGGGCGGTCGGCGATGCAGCTGTGGAGACCGCCATCAAACTGAAGGTGGCTGGGGCAGTGTCAGGCGGTGCATCGGGCTCGGCAGTCGGCCACGTCTTCACGGGTGCAACGCGCTTCGCCACAGGCGGTGCATTCACGAACTCGGTGGCGACAGCGCCGACCTTCTTCAACTTCCAGCACGGCGGTCGTCAGCAGCTGGGCGTGATGGGCGAGGCGGGCGACGAGGCGGTGATGCCGCTGCGCCGCAGCGGTGGCGCGCACACGGTGGATGCGGTCGATCGCTCCGGCCGGCTGGTCGGCGGTATGCAGCTGCGGCGCGGCCCGGGCGGGCGGCTGGCGGTGCAGGCGTTTGCCGATGGCGGCACCTTCGGCAGCACGGGCGGCAGCGTGAGCACCGGGACCGGCGCCCGCCTGGCGCAGACGATGTCCCGGCCCGCCAGCGCGGCAACGGCTGGTGCCGGCAGTGGCGTGACGGTCAACTTGCGGCCAGTGATCCAGATCGACAGCCGCACCGACCAGGGCCAGATCTCGCAGCTGGTCAGCAGCGCGCTGCAGCAAGGCCGCAAGCAGATGGTCGCTGAGCTGAAGGCACAGGGAGTGATGCGCTGATGGCCATCATCACCCTGCCCACGGGCATCAAGTTCGCCGCCGGCAGCGGCGCTGGCCAGCGCACATATGGCATGTCCACATCGAGCGACGCCACGGGCGCCGGGCAAGACCGCACCTTCGGCCCGAGCCGCTGGACACTGCGGCTGGTCAGCCCCGAGGAGATGTTGCCGACCGAGGCGGCGCTTTGGGAGTCGGTGGTGATCCGGCTGCGCGGCCGCATCAATCACCTGGCGGCGCACGACCCCGGCAAAGTGGCACCGCTGGGCACCCGGCGCGGCACGCTCACCCTCACGGCCGCCGCTGCCGCCGGCGCGACCAGCATCTCGGTGTCGGGCACGGGCACGCTCGTGGCTGGGGACTGGCTGCAGATCGGCACTGGCCTGGGCACCTCGCAGCTCGTGAAGGTCGCTGTGGACACCAGTACCGCAGCGGTGACGATCGAGCCGCCGCTGCGCACCGCCTTCGCGATCAACGCCGCCGTGACCTGGGACAAGCCGCTCGGCTACTACAAGCTCGCCTCCCAGGTGGGGCAGTGGACCTACGGCGCCGGCACCCTGCAGGGCGGCTTCGCGCTCGACCTGGTCGAACAGTGGGCCTGATCGGCCCCGACCCTTCACCGGACACCCCATGATCACTGTCGATGCAGCCACCACCGCGCGCCTGGCCACCGTGGCCGGCGTGTGCTACCTGATCGAGCTCGATTTCACCGGCGGCACGCTGCGCTACACCACCTATGGGCAGAGCATCTTCGCCACCACCTCGGTGAGTGCCACGTTCGAGGGCCTGGGCACCGCGCTCGCGCTCAGCCAGATCAAGGAGAGCGAGGACGCCAGCGCCGACAAGCTCACGCTCAGCCTGAGCCTGGCGAACACCGCCGTGCTCGCCGCCGCGCTGGGCAGCGTCGAGACCTACCGTGGCCGGCGCATGCGGGTCTACCTGCAGCTGCTCGACGAGAACCACCTGACCGTGGGCGTGCCGGTGCTGCGCTACAGCGGCTTCATGGAGCCGGTGAACGTGAACGTCGAGGTCGATAGCCAGACCGGCCAGCGCACCGGCCGCATCGACCTGCCCTGCAGCCGCGCCGGCATGGCCCGGGCGCGCAACTACCAGGGCCTGCGCCTGAGCGACGAGCAGCAGCGCGCGCGCTTCTCCGCCGATCGTGGCTTCGAGTACATCCGCAAGCTCATCGAGGCACCGCCGCCTTGGCTCACCGTCAAATTCCAGTGGCAGTCATGACCGCATCACCACATCTCGGCGCCGACCTGGCTGCCTATCTGGCCTTGCAGCAGGCGCAAGCCTTTTGCTGGCAGCGCAACAACTGCTGCCACTTCACGGCGCGCTGGGTGGCACAGGTCACCGGGCGTGATCCGATGCAGGGCCTGGCAGACACACCCGACGCTCGCGCCGCGCTGCGCCTGGTGCAGCAGCTCGGCGGCGATCTGCGTGCGGCCTGGTCGCGCCAGCTCGCACAGGAGCCCATCAGCGCGCTGCTGGCCCAGGTCGGTGATGTGGTGCTGTTCGAGGCTTTCGCAGCTGACGTGGCCGGTGTCGGCGCGCTGGTGGGCATCTGCGCCGGCCGCACGGCCGTGGTGCTCGACGTCGTGGGCAACGTGCTGCACCTGCCGCTGACCGAAGCGGACTGCGCCTGGCGCATCACTCGTGGGGATCTGGCATGAAGCGATGGGGATTTGTCATCGTCGCTGCAGCCCTGGCTGCAATCCCGGCTGTTGCTGCTGCCGATCCGGTCACGATCGTGGCGACGGCCATGATCGTCCTCGGTGAGGGGATGGTGGTCTACGCCGGCTATGCGCTGCTCGTGGCTGCGGCCGTCTATGGCGCCGCCAATGCCCGCAGGCAGGCGCGCCGCGCCGCCGCCCAGGCGCGTGCCGAGTACAACGCCCGGCTGACCGAGCGGTCCGTGACCGTGCTGGCGGCCGACCCGCCCTGGCAGGTGGTCTACGGCCGCTGCCGGGTCGGTGGCTACGTGGTCGGCATGCTCACGACCGACAAGATCGGCATGCTCGACAACGGCAACTACCGCACCAAGCCCGACGGCTACCGGCACCTGGTGATCGCGATCGCAGCACACGAGGTGCAGGACATCCACGAGATGTACATCCAGGGCGTGCCGATCGGTGCCACGGATGCGACCGGCTGGGCCACGGCGGGGCCGAGTGAGGCGCCCTGGGGCAAGGTGAAGCGGGCGATCATCGAGTCGCCCACGGCACTGACGTTCAGTGCGGCCGGTCAGTGGTCGTTCGATCCGGTGCTGTTCGCCAACAAAACCATCGTCAAGGTGCTGGCTGCCAACACCCAGCCGCTGAGTTCGAACGCGGATGGCGGCCCATCCGGAACGGCCTACTCGCTCACGGTGGCCGGTCCGCGCACCATCGGCGGCGCGCCGGCCAACGCGCAGCTCTACGTCAGCTGCGAGATCGAATGGGTCGAGTCCTGCGTGCGCTGGACCAAGCACCTGGGCACCGACACCCAGACCGTGGACACGTACCTGAACGGTGTTGCTCCGGCTGACTGGACGGTCAACCACCGACTGCAGGGCCATGCCTACGTGACGGTGACGCTCGACCTTGAAGACCCGCGCTTCCAGGGTGGCGTGCCCGGCATCAACTTCGACGTGTCAGGCCGCAAGGTGCTCGACCCGCGCACCGGCACGACGGTCTGGACGCGCAACCCCGCGCTCATCATCTACGACTGGCTGCGCCAACCCTGGGGCTACGAGTGCGCCGCGCAGGACGTGGACACCGCCAGCGTGATCACTGCGGCCAACGCTTGCGACGTGGCGATCAGCCTGACCGTGGGCACCACCACCGAGACCGGCCAGGCGACGTACACCTGCGACGGCGCCTTCACCACCGAGGCCAGCAAGGAAAGCGTGCTCGAAGACCTGGCAGAGACCATGGGCGGCTTCGCCAACTACGGTGCGAAGTGGAGCGTGCATGCCGGCATGTGGACGGCGCCGGTGATGACGCTCACCGATGACTACCTGGCCGGCCCGCTGCAGATCGTGCAAGCCGGGGTCGGCATGGACGCCGCCTTCAACGGCGTGCGCGGCACCTACATCCAGAGCGGCACCGACACGCCCAGCGACATCGAGCCGTACAAGAACGCCTCCTACGTGACGGCCGACGGCCTGGAGCTGTGGACCAACGTCGGCCTGCCGTACACCAACCACAAGGCGCGGGCCCGCAACCTGTGCCGGGTGATGGTGGAGCGCAACCGCGATGGCCTGGTGGCGCAGTACCCGGCCGACCTGCGCGCCTGGCCGCTCGAAGTCGGCGACCGGGTCAGCGTCACGAACACCGAGTACGGCTGGACCGCCAAGACCTTCCGGATCACCGACTGGCAGTTCGATCTGACCAGCGCAGTGGTGCTCACGCTGCAGGAAGACGCCGCCACGATCTACGACCTGGCCGATGCCTCGGCCGCCGATGCCGCACCGAACACCACGCTGCCGAACCCCTGGGCCATCGAGCAGGTCGCCGGGCTGGTGGCCACCAGTGGCACCGCCACGCTGATGCTGCTCGCGGACGGCACGATCGTGCCGCGTGTCCTGGTGACGTGGACCGCGCCGACCTCGGCGCACATGAGCGGCACTGGCGCCCGCACCGAGGTCGAGTGGACGACGATCGGCTCCAGCACCTGGATGCGCGGCGCCACCCTGGGCGGCGACAACAGCCTCTACCTGGGCGGTCTGCGCGACGACGGCAGCTACCTGAAGATCCGGGCCCGCCACATCAACACAGCCGGCATCGATGGCCCCTGGGTGACCATCGTGCACCAGGTCATCGGCAAGTCGGCCGTGCCGGCCAACGTGGCCGGCCTGGCCGCCACCGTGGTGCAGGGCGGCGTGCGCATCAACTGGACCGCGAGCAGCGAGATCGACTACGCCAGCACCCAGCTGCGCATCGGCACCAGCTGGGCCTCGGCCACACCGCTGGCCGACATCAAGGGCAACACCTACACCTGGCCCTGGCCGGCCCAGGGCAGCTACACCCTCCTGGCGCGACACCTCGACACCAGCGGCGGCCTGAGCGCTGCAGCGGCATCGACAGCCGTGGTGGTCGATGCCAGCGCGCTGGTGCAGTGGAACAACATCACCGGGCAGCCGCAGCAGGGGCGCAACCTGGTGGACACGAGTGAGTGGGTTGCCGGCCTGGCCGATGCGGCAGTGCCGTGGCTACGGATGCAGAGCACCGCTGGCGAAAACTCCATCATCTTGAATGTCGGCCCCAGAGGTGTTGGTGCGATGTTGTGGCGGGCGGTGGCATCGGGCGATAGCGCCACCAGCGTGAATGCCGATGGCGGGTTCGCGGCCAGCTATCCGACTGGCAAGCATATCGTTCCAGATGTAAATAAGGCCTATCGTGTGGTCGTGCCGGTCAAACGGGTCGGTTCGACTGTCTCTGGAACCTGCTATGTGGGCATCGCGCCGCAATTCCCGGCGGTCGCACATATCGCCAACCTCAACACCACGACGTTCAACAACAACCCGTACTTTGAAGGCATTGGCATGTCAGCACTGCCGGCCGACGTGTGGTGCGTCGTGGTGGGTTACGTCTACCCGGCTGGCAGTACCGGCATGAGTCACGATGGCTCTGGTGTCTACCGCTGTGACACCGGCAGCCTGGTCAGCGCCGGCACCAATTTCTGTTTCATGGCTGGGGCTACGATCTTTGGCGTGCGTGCTTTCCAGTACGGCTGCACCGTCGCCGGCACTGAACTGCACATCGGCGAGCCGCAGATCCACATCGCCGACGGCACCGAGCCCAGCATCCTGGCCCTGATGGGCGACGGTGCCTGGCGCGGCATTGCTGCCGTGCTCAGCAACGACAGCCACACCGTGCCGGCGGACAGCGCAGGCGTGGTCAGCACGTTTGCCGGTGCCGCCAGCACGATCACCGTGCTGCAGGCCGGCGCCGACACCACGGCGAGCTGGACGATCACGAAGGCCGACAGCGGCTGCACAAGCACCTTGGCTGGCACCACGGTGACTGTGACCGCGCTGGCAGCCGATGTCGGGTATGTGGACATCACAGCCACCAGACCGGGCTACGCGACGCTCACACGGCGCTTCACCGTGGCCAAGGCAAAGGCCGGTGCTGCAGGTGCGGCCGGCGCGCCGGGCGCCACCGGAGCAACAGGCGCGACCGGTGCTGCTGGCGCCGCCGCCACCGCCTACTGGATCGAGCGCAGCGTGGGCGCCATCGGCAAGAGCGTTGCGGGCGTCTACACCCCGGCGACCGTGACGTTCAACGCCCGCTCGGCCACGGGTGCCGCCGCGCCAGCGGCCTACGCTGGCCGGTTCATCGTCGAGCAGACGACCGATGGCACGACCTGGACGACGGTCTACACCAGCGCCGCCAACGAGGCGAGCCGCACCCAGACACCGGCAGCAGGCATCAAGGCCTTGCGCGTGACGCTCTACCTGGCCGGCGGCACGGTGACGCAGCTCGACCAGGAAGTCGTGCCGGTCGTTGTCGATGGTGCGACGGGTGCCACTGGATCGACGGGCGCTACGGGGCCGACCGGCATATCTCCGATCTCGGTGATTCTTGGCAACGAGGCCCATGTCCTGCCCGCTGATGCATCTGGCAATGTCATCAGCTATGCGGGCAGCGGTACTACGGTATCGGTCTATCAAGGCAGCACGCTGCTTTTGTATGACGGGGTTGGTACTTCAGCCGGGACTTGGCGGTTTTCTGGCTCGACATCTGTCAACTACACATTTGGGGCAGTGACGACGTCCAGCGGTGTTGCAGTCGTGGCGGATGGATCTGGGGTTGCGGTTGGTATCGATACGGCTAGCGCGACGTTTGGCATTGTTGGAAAAGCTCTTGACGGTACAGCGCTATCTATTTCACGGATACAAACGTTCGGCAAATCAAAGCAAGGCTCAGCGGGGGCTGCAGGCGCCACCGGAGCGACGGGTGCGGCCGGTGCTGCTGGCGCCGCCGCCACCGCCTACTGGCTGGCGCGCAGCGCCGGGGCCATCCGGCGCAGCGTGTCGGGTGCTTACACGCCAGCCAGCCTCACGGTCACGGCCTACAGCGCCACGGGCACCGGCGCGCCGGCTGCCTATGCGGGCCGATTCGTGATCGCCACCAGCACGGACGGCAGCACCTATACCGCCGCATACACCAGCGCCGCCAACGAGAGCAGCACCGCCTACACGCCGCCGGCTGGTGTGGTGTCGCTGCGCCTGCGTCTATACCTGGCTGGCGGAACGACCACGCTGCTGGATGAAGAGGTGGTGCCAATCGTCAAGGATGGCATGGGCGTCACCCTGGTCGATGCCAGCAGCTGGGTGCCTGGATCTGCCACGCCCTGGCCGACTTATGAGGATGTCACCGGCGAGACCAGCATTGTCTGGGCGCCCGGTATCAAAGGTGCCAGCGTGCCGGTGATGCAGTGCCTGGCGGACAGCATCAACAAGATCTGCCAACCCGAAGCGATTTCATCCACTGCAACATGGTTTCCGTGCCAGACCGTCACAGGGGTTGCTGACACGTTTGCGGTGGATGCCACCACTTTCTATACAGGCACATCGAGCTTCAAACTGACGAAGGCGACGCTGGCTACAAATGCACAGGGGCGAGCCAGTCGCGCGATTGCAGTGACGCCCGGTCAGGTCTATCGCGTCCGGGTGGCAGTCAAGGGTGATACGGCCACGGCGACGGGCGTTTATGTGCGCATCCACCAGGCGGCAGCGCTCCCGAGCAGTGGGGCGATTAACGAGACCAACCGATCCGGATTCACTGTCATTCAGGACAACGGCGCTGTCACGACATCGTTTGTGGTCAAGAGCCTGACATACACCGTGCCGGCTGGCGTCAATGCGATATCTCTGGGTGTGTTCTCGTGGGCCAATGGGCCGCTGAATCTGTGGTTTGACGAGCCCGTCATCAATCTGGCATCCGGCACAGACAGTGCGGTAGGCCCGAGACAGAATTACGAAGGCGGTTTCGCCGCTGGCGCAGCGAACTCATTTGTGCCGGACACCACCAAGACCTACCGGTTCGTGATCCCGATCTGGCGTGACAGCGATGCAGCGTTCGGGTACCAGTATTTTGGCCCGGAGGCAAACAAGGTCTGCAACCTCAACACCAGCACACCAAACGGCAATCCGTACTTCGAGGTACAAGCCAACACACTCACTGCCGGCCGGTGGTACCTCGCTGTTGGCTACGTCTATCCGGCCGGATCAACCGGCATGACGAACAACGATGCGGGTGTCTGGGATACGCTGACTGGTGCGAAGGTGTTCAGCGGCACAAACTTCTGCTGGCTGGCTGGCGTGACATCGTGCGGCATTCGAGCGCTGCAGCATGTGGCCGACACAGGGAGCAAGACGCTGTTCGGGCAGCCGCTGGTGCATGTGGTGGATGGCAACGAGCCGCCGCTGCGGACGTGGCTGGCGGTGAGTACGACGGACATTGCGCCGGGTGCTGCAACAGCAATCTATGAGACTGTTACGCCATCGATAAGTGTCTGGAACAATGGCAATTCTGCATTGGTTGGTACTTTGAATTTTACAGCAGATGCTGACGGAATTGTTTCCATAAGAGCCAGTGGTGCTTTTAGTGTTGTATATGATGCATATTCTGCAGGCCCTGGGAGCAACGTGGCATGTAATTTTTATTTGAATGGCACAAAAAACTTGCTTCCACTTAGTCTTCCTGGCGTATCAATTGGTGGCCCTGGAGATGGTGTGCATCCTGCTGGATTAATTAGCTCTTTATACTTTCTTGATTCTTCTGTACCTGCTTCCAATGGAGATATATTTAGTTTTTACGTAGTCTGTTATGCGCCAGCTTCCACATCGACAACAAATAGTGTTGCTAGCGGAACAATTCATGCTGAATTAATAAAGAGGTAAAATAATGGACTTTGGTGTATGGAGCTTTTATTCAAAAGATACTGGCATTATCCACCCGTGTACGTATATTGGGCCAGTTGGATCGCTCTTTGAAAACACACCGGTTGGTATGGCGCCTATTGCTGGGCGGCATGACCATCAGAAGTGCTGCGTCAGTCTATCTACAGGCTTAGTCATCCCCTGGCAGCCTCCTGCGCCGCCAGATGACGCCTGGCAGACGTGGATATGGTTGGAGTCCGAAGAGCGCTGGATCAGCACACCGACTCCGGCGGCTGTGGCTCGCGATGTGCGGGCACGCCGGACCAGCTTGCTCAAGGACTGCGACTGGGTGGTGGCGCAGGCCTTTGAAGACGGCACACCGGTGCCTGTGCTGTGGCGCAAGTACCGCAAGGCTCTGCGGGACATCACCACCCAACCAGGCTTTCCGTCCACGGTGGATTGGCCGATTCCGCCTGCGTGAGACACTTTCAGCCAGCGGCATTTTGTTTCACTGGCTGCAACGCTGCAGCACCCTCGTTTATCTCGCTAGGAGCGCTGATTTTTCGCGCGGCGCATCACTGTGCGCGTCGCGTCAGTTCGCCGAGGGCGACGTGCAGCACTGGTGGCACGCGCCGCAG